GGGTAAAGGCCGCTCCATCGATTGGCAGCGCATCAACGTTCTGATACTGCGAGCCAGGTCCATAGATTGGCGGAAGGAAGTTGATGGTATCGGCACCCGCGCCACCAGCCGCCACCAAAGCCTGCGTGACAGTGAAGGTCTTGTTGCGAGCCTTGCCAGGAATGCGATACGTCATCGGGTTAACAAGGTTGACGGCGTTGATTGAGAACTTGTCTCCCACGTTCCAGGTGTCGCCCGCATTAGCTGTAATCACCAGCGAAGTTCCGGACTGTCCTGCGCCGTGCACAATTGGATAACCCGATGTGCCCGCCCAGGTGCCAGCCGTCTGGCGATACAAAGCCTGCTCTTCATAGAACATGAAGGTGCCAAGCTCGCCGATCACGCCCTCTTTCCACGATTTGGTGATTTCATCCGCAGGGTGGAAAATGGTGGTGATGTTTGAACCGAGCGACGTCATCATGCTCGATGAAACGCATGCAGCGCGCTTGCCCAATACGCCGGCCGCGTTCTCTTCCAAATACTGCCTCGCCGTGTAGTAGGTGGCAACGGAAGTGGGATCTGTGCCCAGAGCACCCGTTACCTGGCTGGTATTGATCGCCGCGAAGGCTGCGCAGCGCTTATCTGCTTCTTGTGCCAGAGCGGCGGCTGCGGGCTCGAAATACTGCTCTTCAAGCTCCTCTTCCGAGCGCTCAACCTTGACTGCGGCTTCGTAATCGTCCCACTCGAAGGCGACCTGCATCCACTGGTCGAGTGAAATCGGCGTCTGAAGCCGGTTAATGCCCTGGGGGCTGTATCCCAACCCGTCAGAGACAGTGAAACGCTGCGGGAATTTCACCGTGATCATCGATCCCGGCGCGAACTCCTTGTTGAAGTCCTTTTCCCATGAACGATTGAAGTATTCCGCCACCACCAGCTTATTCAGCAGGAGGCGCAGAACCTTCATCGAAACCCATTGAGTGTTAAGAAAACTGTTTGCCATTTAATTCCCTCGGCGGCGGGCCATAGCTTTGCGATCTTCCGCGCGTTTCCAATCGCGAAAGGCATTACTGTCGCCACGCTCAATTTGAGAAAGGGCTCTTTCTGACTCATCCATCTCGCCTCCACCGCGATGGTGGATTTCGATAGGAGGGTTCGGAGCCGCTTCTGGGCCTTTTTTGGCAGGAGCTGCTTTGACTTCCGGGGTGAACTGGCCTTTATCGTCGCGAACAGCGGATGTTTTCCCTTTTCCAAGCTCTTTCACGATGTCTTGTTCCATCAACAAGGCAACTCTAAGGGCCTTTGAAGGATTTGATCGGCAAGCTTCGAGAAAATCATTCTTGCTTGCTTCGTCGCCGCCTATCACATAGAGAAGGTCAGCCAACACTGGAGAATCGTTCATTACGCCGAAAACTTCGCGCGAAATATCGGGCTTCAGCATCTCCTTGACAAACGGCGACGTTACAGAATCGAAATCCTGATAGCGTTGCCGCGCTTCAGAGAGCTTTTTCCCTACCGTTTGGCGTTGCTGCGCGATCTGCTGTTCAGTTGCGCGAAACTCTTCCCGCCGATCCGCCATATGGTCGGCTAAAGCCGCTTGAGCGTCTTCCCAGGTAGCATCCTTGTTCTGAGCGATGTACTGGTTAGTCCACTCGGTAGGCTTGAAAGACTCCCGCCATTCCTGATAAGTGGCAGGCTTTGCGGGTGACGATTCCGCTTTCGTCTCTTTTGGTGCGCGCGCCTCTTGCAGTTCGCGCTCCAGGCGATCAATCCGATCCGAATATTGCTTGAATCGGGCCTCAACGTCCGGTCTGCGCTTGGTTTTCGGTTGCTCCTGCGTATTCGTGGCCGCCGAGGGGCCAGCGTCATCGGCTTTCGTCTCTTTCGACGGGTCAACGGATGCCGTTTCCGTAGTTTTCGGCTTTTCTGGAAGGTTCCCGGTTGCGCGCCACTCCGCATATTCCGCGGAACCGCTGGCCGGTAACTCTACTGTTGCAGGGGACGGGGCTGCTTGCGTCTCGATTTCCATAAATCCTCTTTGCGGTTAAGTCGGTAACGTGCCTTCTGCATCCACGGGGGAGCATAGGAAGCGCGTTTCTTTCTGCGCCGGGCATCATTTCCCGGTTGCGCTCTAGAACCGCTACTAGAGTTCTTCCGTTCCCGACAAACTGTGTCTGACTACAGGTTCACACGAACAGCGCAATACATGCGCTACACAGCATATTCATGGCGTCGTCTTCATAGAGGCGACTGGTCAGCATTCCGCATCCTTCGCAGGGCCACTGTTCAATCTCTTCATCTTCCAACACCGTAACCGTCGCCTTATCTTCTTTGTCGCGACGAACCATCGAAATAAGGAGTCGCATAAAACCCTCCATTATTGTTGGGTTGGGTTAGCCGGTTCTTGTGATTGCTGTGCTGCTTGTTGCGCGGCCGCCTGCTGCTGTTGCGCCGCTGCAGCCTGTTGTTGTTGCGCCATACCTTGCTGATGCGCTTGATCTTGTGCTTGCATTGCTGTTTCGTGAGCCGCATTGTGCAGCAAGTCGTAAACCTGGATCTCACGGTCTGCAATCGATTCGTTGGCATCCTTCGAGCTGTTCATCTGGGCGACCGCGAGCTTGGTATCTTCCTGCATCTTGACTATGGACGCCTTGCCTTGCTGCTCGATGACCTTGCCTTGGCGCTCCAGCATCAATTTCTGAATCAATGCCTGCATCTGGCCCTGTTGCTGCTGCATCATGCCCATTTGTTGTTGCATAGCCTGCAACTGCTGGCCTTGGCCCTGATTTTGCGGATTCACAATCTCAGCCATCTGATCGCCAAGCGGCCCAAGCTGCTTAAGCTTGATGCCGAGAGAAAGCACCTGCGCGGCCTGGGGTGGTGACAATGGCAGATTCTTGAGGTTCTGGACTACCGTATCGACGAATTCGCTTGCCTCTTCGCGCTGCGATTCATGCGACGGGCCAGAACTAATGGTTACCTGATAACGGCCTTTGTCGTCGGCAATCGGAAAATGGTACTCATGATCGCCTTCCATAACCGCTTCATCGGTGTTGATCTTCGCCAACTTATGCGAGCCGTCGGACTCGCGAATTGGCTTCTCGATTTCGCCTAAATCAACGAGCGAAAGCCAATTGTTGACGATCCTTCCCGTAAGCTTGATGGCCCGGTCGTAATTATCGACGAGATGATAGCTTCCAATCGCTTGCTCAGACTGAATCTTCTGAAGCGCTACTCCGGACTTCTGATTTGAGCGTTGCGCTGCCGATGGAAGCGCCTGCAACCCCATAGCCGACTGTACTGCGCGTTGGCAAATATCTACACCTACCGCATAAGCCTGAAAGTCTGGCGTCTGCGGTGTGCGCTGTGGTGCCGGCAATGGTTGCCCGCTGGCTTGGTCTACCATTACGTCATATTGCAAGTAGGGATGAAAGACTGAGTTAACTGTCTTCCATGCCTCTTCGTCTGTTTCAAACTGGCCCACCGCGCCGATAAAGCTGGTCTTTGGTAACTGGCCCACATTTTCCAGCATCGCGCTCATGACATACGCCAGAGCCTTCTGGGGATCGCGCGCCAGGGATACAAGCGACAGCAATACCCGTTCGGCACCGCCCTTGCCGTATTCGACCCAGATTTCTTTCCCGAAACATGGCACCAATGGAATGTACGGGCCAGGCTGAGGATCTGCCTTGCGCAGAATCTCTACACCGTTGGTCACATACTGCTGAATTGCCTTGATTTCTGCGGTGCGCTTCCGTTTGCCGACTGTTTTTTGAGAAGTTTGGATTTCCCAATATGACGCTACGACAATGCTTTTTCCGTCAAACCAATTCGACTCATCTCCACCAAAGTCATCGGCGGCAAAGCTACGCTTTTCGGCATCTGGATATTCGCGCTCAAACTCTTCCAGTGTCAACTTGTCGAGCTCAAAAGCCCACTTGATGTCCGAGGCGTCAAGTTCTTTGTAGTCGGGGTCGATCAGAATCGCATCTGGATTCAATATTGGCAGAATGACGATTTCCTGCTCATCCGTCTCATCAGAAACGAAGATCCTGCCGACTTTCCAGTAACCGATGTTGCGCTCAGTCGCTGCCTGCAAACCGTTGATGTACGCCTGGGCGGCATTCGAGCCGTATTCAATTGCCCGAATACGATTTTCTCGATACTCCGCTAATTGCTCCGTCGCGCCGTCGCCAGCCGGATCAACAATGATGCCGCGAGGATTCTGACGGGCAGTATTGACTACCTGATTGACGAATTGATTCAGTTGATCAGCGCAAACCGTTGGCCTTTGTTTGCGAGCGTTGCGGTCTTCGTCGTCCCAAGGATCGCCCGAGACGTACCGCATATTCTTCTGGCCTTCGGTGCGATTGCGGCGCCACTTATCCATTGCATATGTATAGCGCTCGCGGATACGCTTCAGTAAAGCGTCATTCTTGGTGCCAATGTCGGTGTCTTGCTCAGCCATTGACTATCGTGACCGGTTTTCCGTAGTGGGCCTCATGCGCTTCCCGCAGAGACGTTTCGCAGGTGGGGCAGATTTCAGTGGGATTGAAGCCGGTCGCATCGCTGCTGCCGCGCGGGTCGTATACCCATCCAGCGAGTCTGGCTTTGATTGTTACGTCGGCCTTTGTCTGGCCCTCGTGGCCGTAAAAGATGCCCTCCGCGGTACATTTCGAGCAATGCAGATAAAGTGTGCGGGAGGCTAGTTCGCGGTCAAGGATATCCTGCGCGTGCTTCTGTGCCGATGAGAGATCATGTGCAGGCCGGAACTCTAGCAATTTACCATCGGGGCTTAGAACGGGCAGTTTCTCTCGCTCTGCCATCTCTGCCGCGCGGGCGACATATTTATCGAGCGGCCAAGATTCGAACTTCAGGTGCGGCCGCATCGCCTCATACATCTCGCGCCGCAAGCCGGGCTCCATTTCTGTCAGCAGCCGCGAGAAATGATCGTGGTTACGGACATACTGTGCCGAGAGATGCGCAATTGCGGCAGCCATATCGATTCCTATGTCGGCCGCAGCCAGCGCTTTCTTAACGAAAGACGCTTGCCGCTCGCTTTGTCCTAGATTAATAGGGCTTGACAGAGACATTCCCATACCCCGATTTCGTGTCGGCGCTCATGCCGCGCGGTGATGGTTGACGGCCAGGCCGATTGGCTGAAACTACCTTTAACGGCATCGCTGGCTTAGGCGCCGCGGTGCGCAAGAGTGTTGCCTGGATCATCTTTGGCGTCCAGCTCACTCCTCGCCTTCCTCTTCGCCGTCGTCGTCGGTGTCTTCAGCTTCCCGCTCTTTCTCGCCCTTGGGCTCGGGAATCTCGAGGTGATTGGCAATGTGGGCCAGCATCTCGTGACCTTCATCCTTGCCGAAGACATGATGCTCGGGCTCGTGATAGACCATCGACACGCCGGAGTGACTTTTGCTGTCTTTGCGCGCTGCTTCCTTGTGGTGGTGGGTTACGGTATGGCCGCCATTCTCGGCGGGCTCAATTTCAATTCTGCTAAGTTCTTTAGCCATTTCTCTTAAGCTCCTTTGATCCCTTGCGGGCATGACCTATTTGGGGATTGGCGTGTAACTCGCCAACCATTTTAGTTTTCTGCGGCGCGGTGAGGGGTGAGTACTTGCTAAGAAGCAACTTCACCTGCTTGCGAGTCCAAGGCATTAGCGGCCAGCTTTCGCGCGGATCAGCGCTGCTTGCGCTGGTGTCAGGCCGCGCTCCTGGCTGATCTGCTGTTGCTGTTGCGCATTGGGCTGATAGTTTGGCGCTGGCTGCGCTGGCGTCTGCGCTGCCGGAGCCTGCTGGGTGTTGCCGACTGTGCGGTCCCACGCATCGCGGATCGATTGCTTGATGTTATCGCCGTTGAAGACGCCGCGAATAGCGTCTATCAGGCCGTCTGCAGGATGATTATCGTCTGCCATTACTCACCTAAAATCCGGTTGGCTTTCGCGCGAATTTTCGCTGCCGAAGCCGAACTCAACTTGCCCCGCTTCACCATCTGGGTTGCACGCGCCTTTGCGTTGGCGGCGTGTGAACGATTTTCCATTGGATATTTTCGCTCTACGGGGAGTCCGAACCTGCTGGACGGGATAGCGTTACGGGTTGCTGCGTTGAGTTTCCCCATCGATTACCCCCAAGCCGTCGTTATGATCGGCGCTTTCTTGTTCTGCTGCTTCTTTCCTTTAGGCTCTTTGATCGCCATTGCCATCGTGCGCAACGCGTCTGCCGGGTGGCTGGCATCGTCATGCAGTGGTTCGCGGCGCTCTTGACCTAACGCCGACGACGGTCCCCACTGGTAACGCCTAAGATAACTCAAGCCGTCCGCACAGAGGTTTTTATCGAAGTACATTTGCGGGAACAACGTGCGGACCGCGTTGATCCCATCGGCAATACTCGACTGCCGCAAAACCTCTACTTTGAAACCCTTGTCTCTGACGATTTCTTCGATAGATCGGCCAGTTCCGAGCTGCTTGGCGCCGCCATCCCAAGGTAGGTAACACGTGCCGTTGACATAACCCCAGGTCTGGATTTCCTTGAGATAATAGTCGATGGCCTGGTGATCGCCCTCGAAGTATCGCAATATCTTGATCTCAAACGGTGTGCGCTGCGCCGCCCAAACAGAAACCCGGTCAGCATAGCCCAAATCAAAGAATATATCGACCGGCCGCATCGTATCGTACGGTACAGCCCGAATTCGGTCGTCCTTTTCGGCGGCGTTGATCTCGACCTTATAGATCGCACCCTCAACCGTAGAGCGCGTACCGCCTTCGTAGACGTGGTGATAGGTGTCAGCGTCCTTCTCGCGAAGCCGGTCAATCTTTTGCTTGGATTCGGGGCTGAGCCAGTTGTTATCGCGGAACGATGTCTTGCAAAGAAATGAGCCGGCCGGTGGATCTAATACAAAGTCTTGATAAACGGCATCCGTCTCAAGGTCGGGATTCAGCGAGAACCAGACTTCTGAACCCGCCTTGCGAATGGTCGGTAGCAGAATCGTGAGACTGCGCCGGCTAACGACTGATGCCTCTTCTACCCAACAAATATCCAGCGACTCGTATGACTTGATTGAGCCCACTGTCTGCTTGCGTAGGCCGGCAAACACGAATTCCGTCCCGTTCAGCCCCCGAATCTCTGACTGCAGAACCGTGTAAAAGCTCTCAAGGCCAAGCAATCCAACCTGGTCGCTTAAAAGCTGGTGTACCGACTCGCGAATCGAATCCATCGTCTCGCGAGCGCAAAGAATACGCGGTCCCTGGGTGCGGCCGGGCCATAACATGCTCGGGTTGGCACCGATCAGCAGTAATGCCCGCGCAATCGACCAACTCTTGACGCCATCTCGGCCCCCGTACAGCGTCTTGAAGGGATGCGGCTCGAAGAGGGAAGCCAGCTTCTCGGGAAACTCTGCCGTGATGTTTAGGGGGGCTGTAAGAGGCATCTGGATTAATTAAATATTGATTGCGCCCGAGCGGATCAGGCGAATGAACTCGTCGAATACTGGATTTTCACGAAAAAATGCCGCGGCGCGGTCGTTTTTATCTGCCTCCGACCGATGATAGCCAACGCGCACCTCAGCTTCTTCGCGCAAAGAGGGGCGAGCAGAGTTTTTCGAGGTCGAGATCTGTTCGCCGCAGAGATTTTCCGCCTTAAGTTTCTCTTGAACCTGTTTCGCGAGGGGGCCGAGCATTGTTACCTCCAGTGCGGTTATATTGCTGGCTTGACGAGCTGCACGGTGATTGCGGTCTGAATCGGGGCGCCGGCCGGCCCGCTAACTTCCTGCACGAGCCTGTCCATGTATTTCTTTGGTTTGGCGCCCTTAAGGAGGAAGATCAGCAGGGTATCGCTGTATTCCTGGATGTGGCCCACGAGCTGGCCACCCTGGAATACTGGCTTCAACGTGCCATCTTTGGCGCGTCGCACAGCCTCTTCTTCGAGTAGATCAGAGGAGATATCCACAGCTTTTTGCCATTCAGCGGCAAAGTCTGCGTCATCAGCTCTCCATTCATAGGCGGTGGTGCGCGGTAATCCACTTAATTCACACGCCTTACGAATATTACACGTCTCCTTGAGCGCCTCAAGGAATGCCGTTCGCTTTTTAGGGGTCCTATTGGTGCGTGGATCTGGACCTTTGATGAGGTTCGCCATTACGCGCTTATTGCCTCAAATGCAAACTTGTTGGCCTGCCGCGAAAGCTCGATCTCTTCGGAATAGCCCGGTAAATCGATCATCCTCAGCCCTGGCAGTTCCGCTAACGGCAACGGCTCTGCGCTGCGGGCTTGGTCATTGCGTGCCATGATCGCCTCGGCAATCGTCAGATCGCGAATCGATATGCCATATTCGACCCAGGCACACGCACAGTTGGCGATTGCCCGTACAGCCTGCTTGTGCTTGAGCGTAAAGCCGCGAGACACATTGAGAATGCGCTGATTATTAGACATGAGTGGTGTGGGTATTACAGGAGGCCGAGCCTATTGGCGCTCGGAGCCATCGAACACTTCTAATACTACCACAGACTAAATGAGCACCACTAAATGGTGGTTACCTTTCTGGCCTTTTCTCCTTTGCGCCATCAAAGCGCGGGTATTCCAGCAATGCGCGTCTCTCGGCTTCGGCGCGCGGTAGGTTGCCATCAAACTCAATGATGGCGGCACGCTCGGCGCGCAGCGGACCGAATGTGCGCTCCCAGTTCTCGCGATAATACTGCCCCCACTCTCCTATATGCATGTGAAACTGAACACCGCCTTAAACCGTTTCCTATCAGCGTTATAACCATTATGTTGTCTGGCGTTACGCTTTATGGTGTAACCTTGTGATGGTCAGTCACCAAACTTTGCCTCACCCAAGCCATTGCCGAGCGCATCGAGCACACGCACATACCATGGCACCTTAACTGCGGCGCATGGGCCAGCATGGCCGGCATCGCGCGTGCATTTCCAACCCTTCGGAGCTTTGTCGCAGCTAGTCATTTGAACCTCCGATATGCTTATATCATACACCGGATTGCATCAGGCCCACTGTTGAGACACGTGCGACTTTTGCGTTTCTGCGATGTTTGCGCTATGCGTGCGGTTGTGAAGCCGCCGTCTCCCTGGGCCTGATCCGCGTTTTCGCTGGGCGGTTGGTATTCCTTCCGGGCCGGGACGTTCAAAGTCGGCAACGATTCGCGCAGGTCCTATCATATCAAATCATGCGCACTATTACCTTCGTACTGTTTTATTTAAATCATGCGCATTTTCCCCTTGCATTGCCTTTGGGTCGGGCGCATTATGGGGTTGTTGGTGAAGTGGATGAAAGGAAGTCGATTCAACATGGATATAGCCACAAAGAAATTTATGAATCACGCGATTTGGCACCTTTCTCAGCAACAATTGCGGGTTCGCACAAGTGCCGATTGGAATGAATTGGAATCGGCAAAGCATATCCTCCGCGAACTCCGTGACTGGGGCAAGGTTTACCTGCATTCTAGGGCTATGCAGATCGTTGACTACGCATTCCCAGAGAAACGCCCATCTTGCGGGCAAGGGGGATCGGCATGACCACCCTGCGAGCTCTCGTTCTTGGCTTCGTTTCCGGCGTCTCGCTGATGTTTGTTTACACCGTCGCGGCGCTACGGGCAAAGGGGCGTCAATGAACGCTATCTACATCATCCCTGCACTGTTCCTGCTGCTTGCGGTGGGCTTGGTGCGAATCGCATGGAAATAAGGAGACAACATGTGTAAATTTGCAAGCTTCGTTTTGACTAAAGATCGCGAGTTCTGGCTGGATAATTCGGACTCGCATTCTGACATCATTGACCAACACAAACTGAACGAGTGGGGGACGCATGGTCCCAATGTCATCAAGGTTGAGATTTCGCCCACCAACAAAATCAAGAAGTGGCCCAGTCTAAAGCAATGGTCATTTCGCATCGATCAGGATCGGCTTCCCGAATGGCATGATCCGGCCACGACAGAGAAGCGCACCAGAGAAGCCCTTGCGCGGCGATATAAGGCTGGAT